AGTCCGTTAATAACTTCTGTCAACTGACGTGTAGGCACAAGACCTGCGTTATCTGTTGTGTCATCTGCCGCTGCGACATACTGACGTGCTGATTCCTCGCCAAGTGAAGCGCGGATTGTGTTTTCTAAGTATTTAGCGGCGGTGAACTCTAAGCGTGGCTTAGTTGTCCAACCACCGACCGCTGCATTTACGTTTGCGGTTACTGACTGGGCGGCTTCTACCGTTTCGGCGGTTGAAGCGTCTTTGACGGTGTCTTCCACTTCGTCTTCTCCTTCTGTTGGTTGTGCTTCAGGTTCGATTGTCGAATCTGAAATTTCTGTTTCGCCTTCTGTGGCTGCTACTTCTGCAACGCGTGCTGATCGAATTGCAGGTTCTGAGGTCAATGCAACACCAGTCATTTCACCTTTTAAAATGCGCACTGTTCCATCTTTTAAAGTTTCGTATTCGTCAAAATAAACTTCAACACTGAAACCGTCGCGCAAACCTTCTTGTGCTTCCACAAGCGCGTCTGTGCCAGCAGTTGTGTTTGCAATTTTAAACGTCGCGTCAATGCCCGACCCGTCAGCAGCAATTTCGGTCATTAAAGTTTTTCCAATTCTGCGGGTTCTGTCATGTTCAAGGTTAAGCAGAACAGCACTAGGTTCGATTGAACCCTTAGCAAATTGAACCTTGCCAATTGAAGCGTTGCCAGTTTCCTCAAACGTCACAATGCGACCTGTGATCGTGCGACTGTTTGAATCTGCCGCCGTGATTTGCATTGGTGTGATTACTTTTTTCATAGCAGCATGTCTTCTTCCTCGCGTATTTCGTCGATCGACATTGCGCCGATTCGATTTAAGATTTCATAAACTTGCGCGCGCTCATAAGGATTTCCACGAAGGAAGTCGTCTAAATCAAACAACACGCGATTTCCTGCTGGGGTAAAATCTGCAAAAGACAACCTTTGTTCAATGATTGACATGTAATTTCTAAAAGCAAAATCAACCAGGTCGCGACGCTTGTCAAGTGCATTTGAATAAGTGAATGTTGATTGCTGTGAATCAGTGAAATACGCTGGCAAACCACAAGCACGACTCAATTCAAGTGCGACATAGTTACGCGCTTCATTAAGTTGCAAATTCTTGGGGTCATAACCAATTGTTTCAAGTGTGACGTCAGCGTTAAGAAATGCTGTTGATTTATTACTGCGGGCGGTTCGCCATGATGACAACAATTTTGCAACGCGGTCTGCTGGAAGTGATGTGCCATTTGATTTTAATACCATTTGCGGTATTGGTTCATTGGCAAAATTCATTGAAGCCTTTTCAAGTGCGGCAGCCGCCTTGATTGTGCGACCAGCGCGAGCAAGCAAACCTTCTTGCGTATTTGGGAAAACAACTAAATTTGTCGGGTCAATTGGTGTCCCGTCGATTTCATACGATTCAATTTCCGTGCCGTTTGAATTTGTTGTAATTGAAACGCGTTCAGGCGCAACACGTTCCATTGCACGGATTTTTCCCGTGTCAGCATAGCGTTCCAAAACGTACCCATAAGCCGCATTGTGAAAAAATAGATCTGAAATAATCCATGCCCAAAACGTTGAACCCGGGATTCGTGGGTCAGGTTGGTTAATCACGCGCGGTTGTGTAACTTTTTCGCCTGTTGCTTCATTGCGTGTGTGCATTGGTAGTGAAGAAATGGTTTGGATTATTCCAAGGGCACGCGCAACTGTTGGCACGCTCATTGCTTCAGCGCGGTTGGCACTTTGAATTCCATAAAAATAAAAATTATTGTTTTCAGTAAAATACGGCGCAAGTGAAGCGTCAACGTCCAACGGCGCGGCTGGAACGGCAGCCGCAACCGTTGGCGTGAATCTATCGAAGAAACCCATGCGCAAATTGTGTCAGGCTTATACGATCAACCAACCATGATGTCAAGATCATTGTCTGGGCGTGTCGCGAAGTGTGTTGCAAGTGCAACCGCCACTGCCCCGCACACAACCGACTGTGACGCCCTTCTTCCAATAACCCAACCGCCGTCGCCACGACGCAACTGCACCGCCGCCAAGACTTCCTCAGACAATTGACTTTGACCACGGTGTTTCAAACGACCACTGTTGATTGCAGAAAGCATTTCGTCGCATGCCTGCGGATAAGCACCGTCCATGTCGAAAATTGGAATTCCCGCGGGTGCAAGGCGGGCAGCAACCGCGCCACTGGTCTTTCGAGAGTAAAGCACGTATTCGGTCGGGTACTTGCGCGCATAGTCTGCCAATTCGTTGGCGATTGCCTTATCGTCCAACTGCAATTCGTTTGCCCAAGTGTGCAGCAATTTGACCACAAACTTTTCGTCTCCCATTTTTTGTGCCCCAACTAAACTGGCATGGCGTCTATCGGGTGAAAGGTCTATTGCCAGCCACGTCAATTTGTCAGGGTCAAGGTCAACTGTTTTGTCTAGGCAATTGCCCCAACTCGCGGAATCCACGGCACTATTTATTGCGACTACCCACCTGCACAACACCTCAGTCATCACAACGTCGGCAGGGTCGTTCAACACTGATTTGATGTTGTCCGCATGAATCAGTGTGCCCATTGACGGGTTAGCATGGCGTGCGTTCTCCACGCTAATTTCGTCGGTCGGTGCTGACCATTCAAAATACCCAATGTCGTCCTCAACGCCTGCAATGCTTGCCAACGCCCTATCGCGAAACTGATTCAGCACAACGCTGCTGGAATCGCCTGCATTTGTGTAAGCCATGACCATTGGGTTTGCCGCCGCCATTAGGGTATAGCGAAGCGAAGCAAATGATTCAATGTCAGTCATTTCACGCAATTCGTCCAAGTGGATTGTTGAAGGTCGCGAAACACCGCGAGCAGCCGAACCACCAGCACGCACAATAAAGCGGTTGCCTGTCATGGTTTCGATTTCCTCACCACCGTGTTGCCAGCGAATCTTTTTGACTTGCTTGGCTAGTGAATCATTGCCTTCGATCATTTGAACCATTGCCCGAAACTGTTCAAGTGATGTGGACAAGCGGTGCGCCGACCCGATTTGCAAGGTTTCGTCCCATAGAAAAAGCCCGCCCAAAATCCTGATCAACTGTAAAAAACTTTTGCCATTTTGTCTCGCAACGGTCACACAATTTACGGGCGAAGCCCAGCGTCCGTCAGGCTTGATTTTGTGCGTGTGAATTAACGCAAATTTCTGCCATTCCAGCAAATCTATTTTTAGGCTGCTGGCTAAATCAACCAATTCATGCCCGCGTGAGGGTAAATCGTTCAGTGGAGTGTGGATTCTTGGGGTTTGAACGCCAAACAGGGCATTTTCATGATCTGTGTCCCTACCCAAAACCGTTTCAAGCCCTTCTAAGCCTTCTTGGGTTGGTTGGTGACCTTCTATGACCTTCCTAGTCATTTTCGTGGCTCTTTGAGTCGTTTTTGGGGGAATTTAAAACAGGAAGGGTCAGGGGTGTCGGAGTGCTATTAAAAAAACCCCCGTTATTGCCATTTATGCGGTTGATTCCGCCTTTAGCACTGTTGCACTTGTAACAGAGGCATTGCAAATTAAATTCTTCGTCGCCACCACCAAGACTACGCGGCGTGATGTGGTCGACGGTGTTGCCTTCAAGCCCACATGCCTGACACGTAAACTGATCGCGTTCAAGAATCCGTTGTCTGATCTTGCGCCAACGTGCAGTGCTGCCATTGTCCCTTAATGCACTTGCCATTAGTAATACCCACGATCTTGATGAAATGCCCATGCCTTGCATGGCGTTTGATAACGAATTGTGACATAGCGAATGGTTGCGTCAATCTGACGAAACGGGTCAAGGTCACGATAGTGCTTTGACCTCATCTGTCCTAGTCCATAGTGACTGCCATTGCGGGCAGTGTATGACCACCTTGATTCCTTTGTGATGATCTTGTTGAAACACTGAAACTCTTTATAGTCCAATAGCCTTGAATGTGCATAAAGTTTCAAGTGATCTATTGAATAGTTAACCGCTGAAGCAGGGTTTGCCCCTATCGGTGCGATTAGGCTAGCGATTAACAACAACCTTTGAAGTCTTTTTTTATTTATCTTTTTCTTTTCAAGATTATTTGAAAGAACTTCATTCTTGTCTAAATCCCTAAAATCGGGGTGTTTGTTGTATGCGTCCAGCGTACAGCATGTAGTCAAGTGTCTAATAACTTTACGCATGGTCTTGGGCGTGTCCCACAAGTTTTGCACCCCTGTGCATAACGCCTGTGCATAACTTTTCATTGGTGTCCCCAGCCTTTACCTTTGAAGGAAATGCTAAAAGTTGAGTAGACCCGACTCATGTTTGAACCGCAACAAATTGGTTCGCGTTCCTCGTGGATACTTCTATCCACTTCAACACTGATTTGACACACCGTGCATTTAAACTCATAGATCGGCATGTGAAGTCCCTATCTGTGCAACCCCCATGACTTCGCACTTGGTGCATTGAATCACTTCCACACCACTGGGCAGATTGTCTGTAATCTTGTGAATC